GGAAAAACTTTTTAAGTACTGGTAATCATTTTACTGAAGTTGATATCCAAAGAAATAATACTAATTTGATTATTGGAACAAATGGAGCAGGTAAATCCACTGTATTGGATGCCCTGACTTTTGGTTTGTTTAATAAGCCTTTTCGTAAGATTAAAAAATCACAATTAATTAATACTACTAATGAAAAGGAGTGTTTAGTTGAAGTTGAATTTTCTATTAATGGTAGACATTATATTGTTAGAAGGGGTATAAAACCAAATATATTTGAGATAGTTGTTAATGGAACTGCAATGCATCGTGAAGCAGATGATCGTGCTATGCAGAAGATATTGGAAGAAAATATATTAAAAGTGAATTATAAATCATTTACTCAGATTGTAATCTTAGGTAGTAGTAATTTTGTACCTTTTATGCAATTAAGTTCTCCCAATCGTAGAGATGTGATTGAGGATCTTTTAGATATTCGTATTTTCTCTGCAATGAATAATCTTTTAAAAGATCGAATGCGAATTAAAAGGGAGCAAATTAAAAATTTAGAGACAAGTAAGGGTAATACAAAAGAAAAATTATCTATGCAGGAAAATTTTATTAAGGAATTGGAGGAGCAGGGTAAGAGTAATATTGAAGAGAAGCATGGTAAAATTAAAGTATTAACTGTCGAAGTTGATACTCATCTTGAACATAATGAACTTAGGGAATCCCAAGTATCTGACTTGATTGATGAGCAGCAAGAAGTTACTGGTGCTGGTGAAAAATTAGTGAAACTTAATAACCTTAAAGGTAAAATATCTCAAAAGGTAGCAACAATTACCAAGGAACATAAGTTTTTCACAGATAATAAGGTTTGCCCTACCTGTACTCAGGATATAGAAGAAGAGTTTCGTGTAAATAGAATTGCTGATGTTCAAACTAAGGCAAAGGAGTTGCAGACTGGTTTTACGGAACTAGAGGAAGCAATTCAAAAAGAAAAGGACAGAGAACATCAATTTAACAAACTATCAAAGGAGATTACTAAACTCAACAATGGCATTTCTCAAAACAATACTAGGATATCTGGATGTCAACGACAGATCAGGGATCTGGAATCGGAAATTCAGAGACTTACCGACCAACTTGCAAACAGAAATACTGAGCACGACAAATTAGCAGAGTTTAAAGATAACCTCCAAAAGACATTTGAAGAATTAGCAACAGAAAGGGAAGATCTTACCAATTATGATTTTGCCTATTCCTTACTAAAGGATGATGGTGTAAAGACTAAAATCATTAAGAAGTATCTTCCATTTATTAATCAGCAAGTAAATAGATACTTGCAGTTGATGGATTTTTATATTAATTTCCAATTGGATGAAGAGTTCAATGAAACCATTGAATCTCCTATTCATGAGGATTTCTCATACTCATCTTTTAGTGAAGGTGAAAAGATGAGAATTGACTTGGCACTTCTGTTTACATGGAGAGAAGTTGCAAGGGTTAAGAATTCAGTTAATACCAATCTATTAATTATGGATGAAGTTTTTGATTCTTCTCTTGATGGATTTGGTACAGATGAATTTCTTAAAATCATTCGTTTTATAATTAAAGATGCAAACATCTTTGTAATATCCCATAAAACAGACCTGCATGACAAATTTGAAAGTGTCATACAGTTTGAAAAAAATAAGGGATTTTCACGTATGATACTCAAAGAGGACATGGGACGATGAAAGTACCAAACTGGATTCATCACTCTAAGAAGGATCCAAAACGAAAACTTAAACCGCAAGCACTACGTGCTGCGAAGGCAAGAAGAAGAGCACTCCTGAAAAAACTCAGGGGTGCTTCTTTTTTATAAATATCTAAAAAGATTGTCGGCAATGAAATCATACAATCAATTCAGAAGTGCTCAGGATGAGATAACACTTAATAGGTGGAAAGAATATTTGGAGTCTTTGGATGAAGAAACCATTCATAAGATTGAAGAATGGAATTCCTTAGAGGAAGAGACTCGTCAATCTATTATTGAAAGTGGTGAACTTGAACTTGATGAAAAATGGGCAGGTTTAGGTAAAGTTTTTAAAAACTTACCTGGTATTAGAACTGTATATGGTTTAGGATCTGCTGCATATAGAGCAGCAAAAGGAGATTATACTGGTGCTGGTCTTTCATTAGGATCTGCAATTCCAGGACCTGTTGGTTGGGGATTTGTTGGTGCTGATATTGCTAGAGATATGGCAAAAGGTGGTGGTCCTAAGGGTGCAGTAGATAGAAGAACTTCTGCTCTTCCTAAGACACAGCCCCAGACCCCTGGAATTGGTGATAGAAATCATAAAAACTTTGATCCATCCAAAGCTAAAAATTGGTCAGAGGTAGATAAGTCTGGAAAACCTATTACTAAGAAAGATTCTTCAAAGAAGAAAAGTCCATACACTTTTAACTTCCCTAAGAATTTCAAGACTAGTAGCTCTTATGGATCTGCAAAGGATGATGCATACAACACCAAATTTAATGTGAATAGGAAAGGAGTTGATAAAGAGAATAATGCAACTACCTATAAAAGTAGAACAAGGGCACAGGTTAAAGCAGATGATTATGCAGATATGCAAGCATCTAAGAGATCAAGAAATAGGAGATAGACACTTCACAAACTGTCCACTGGGGGTTTTATACCCCCTTTTTTATTGGTATACTATATTCATAATCAAAAGAATCAATGCCAGTAAGACACGAAATCAAATCTCAACTTGCCAAACTTCTTGCTACCGAAGATTTAGTTGTTGAGCATAAGAACGTAGAAACTGCCCAGTTTAATGTTCATACACGTGTGCTGCAACTTCCTCTTTGGGAGAAAGCAAGCAATAATGTATATGACATGCTTGTAGGGCATGAGGTTGGACATGCTTTATATACTCCTGATGAATGGGGTTGGATGGATAGAATACCTCAAACCTTTGTTAATGTGGTTGAGGATGTAAGAATTGAGAAATTAATGAAGAGGAGATATCCAGGTCTTGCCAAAACATTCTATACAGGATATAATGAATTGCATGATAGAGATTTCTTTAAAGTAGATGATGAAGATATTGATACTTTTAATCTTGCTGATCGGGCTAATCTACATTTCAAGATTGGTTCGTTCCTTCCTATATCTTTTTCAACTTCTGAAAAGGAGATTATCACTTTAATTCAAAATGCCGAGACCTTTACTGACACCCTCACAGCAGCAGAAGCGTTATATAATTTCTGCAAGCAGGAAAAAGAAACAGAACGAAGTGCAGAGCAAGAAGGAGAACAAGATCTTGAAATGGATTGGGATTTCTCTGCTGACGATGCTTCTGATAATATGTCTTCCCTTCCTGACTCTGATAGCGGTGATCTTGTGGAAAGTGGGACTGATAGCGATGATTCTGATACTAGGACTGGCACTACTGGGGATTTAAAGCAAGGAGGTACTGAACCTAATTTTGATAATGAACCACAAGTAGAGACTGCTTCTAACTTAGAAGACGCTATTAAAGACTTAGTTGATAATCGTGATACTACTGAAAGTACATATGTTGAATTACCAAAGGTTGATTTAAACCATATTATTATTAGTAATACTCATATTCATGAGAATATAAGTACATCATTTAGGTTACAGAAACAAGAATTTGATGAATCAGATCGTAGTACTCTATATGGATATGATATTTTTCAAGAAACTGATGAGCAGTATAGAAAATTTAAAAGATCAGCACAAAAAGAAGTATCATATCTTGTAAAAGAATTTGAGTGTAAAAAATCTGCTGATGCATATGCTCGTGCAACTACTGCAAGAACTGGTGTTTTAGATACTACTAAATTACATACTTATACTTTTAATGAGGATATTTTTAAGAAGGTTAGTGTTATTCCTGATGGTAAGAATCATGGACTAGTATTTGTTCTTGATTGGTCTGGATCAATGAGTAATGTGATGCTTGATACTGTTAAGCAGCTTTATAATTTATTGTGGTTCTGTAAAAAGGTTAATATTCCATTTGAGGTTTATGCATTTACTGAGTCACATCCACCTGAAAAGGATGGTGGATATCATCAATTATCCCATGAAAAAAAAGAAGGAGTTCTTTTAATTGAAGAGAACTTTACAATGATGAATTTGTTTACTAGTAAGGTAAATTCCAAAGATTTAGAGGAACAAATGATAAATATTTTCCGTATTTCTTCTGCATTTAGTCGTGATTGGTATTGTCCATTTAATATTCCTATCGGAATGAATCTTTCTGGAACACCTCTTAATGAAGCAATTGTTTCTCTTCATCAGATTCTTCCAAAATTTAAGAAGGAAAATGGTCTTCAAAAGGTTCAGACTATAATTCTTACTGATGGTGAATCGCATCCTATAAGATATTCTAAGAAGTTTCAACGTCATTGGGAATCTGAACCTTATTGGGGAAGTGCTTATATTAGTGATCGTTGTGTTGTGAGAAATCGTAAAACTGGGTATAGTTATTCTTGTTATGATTTGGGGCATTGGGCAGATGTAACAGATCTTTTACTTAAAGATATACGTCAGACTTTTCCTGATATGAATTTTATTGGTATTCGTATTCTTGGTGGGCGTGATGCAGGAGAATTTATTCGTAAATATTCTGGATATGAAGGTGATTTGTATCATAAGACATTGTCAAGATGGAAAAAGGAAAAATCTTTTGCTATTAAAAACTCTGGATACCATACTTATTTTGGACTTTCCTCAAATGCACTTGCAAATGATGATGAGTTTGAAGTTGATGATGAAGCAACAAAAGCACAAATTAAGAGGGCATTTGTTAAATCTCTTAAAACTAAAAAGATGAATAAAAAAATCTTAGGAGAGTTTATAGAGCTTGTTGTTTGATAAATATAAGAAGAAATTCTAATTTAAGCAAATGTCTAAGTTTGGCGATTTAATGGGAGGTGTACCTGCTGCTGCACCAGAACCAGTAGTACCACCTACTATTGAAGAACCAGTATATGAAGCACCTGGTACACCTGCATCTGTTGAACCAGACATTGCACCACCTGTACCTCCTGTTACAATAGATGATTTACCTGATGTTCCGTCTACCCCTGCACCTACATGGGATGATTTGAAGAATAAATCAAAATATGATTTGGAACAAATTGGTAGAACAATAGGTGTTGAATTAGATAGGAGACAAAGTCAACCTAAATTAGTTGATCAACTTTTACAAGCATTTGCCAATCAATAAAACCACTTTACAAAGTGTCCACTAAGGGGTCTATATGACCCCTTTTTTTATTATAATATGTGTATAAATAAAACACTTACATTATGCCTCGCAAAATTGCTTTGACTGACAAACAGTTACTTAATGAACTACAATCCTTATA